CTGCTACACCAGATGCTGTTGTACATGTATCTGCGTTGCCTGTTACATTTCCAGTTACATTTCCAGTTACATTTCCTTCTAGGTTTGCTACAAGTGTTCCTGTTGTAACTGTAAGGTTACCTGTACTTGCTCCTGTAAATGAGCCTGTACCCATTAAAAACTTATCTGCACTTTCGTCCCAACCTATAAATGCGTTGTCTGAGTCTCCTCTTTCGAGAACAATACCCATATCATTTGCTGGTGTTCCTGTTGTGCCATTACCTAACTCAATAAGTCTATCTGCTATTGTTGAGTTTGTAGTATCTAATGTTGTAGTTGTTCCGTTTACATCTAAGTTACCTGTAATAGTAACATTACCTGTTGCTGCTATATCTGCAAATGTAACATCATCTGATGTTGCTACTGCTTGTCCTATTGAAACTGCTGTACCTGAAACTGAAACACCTGTTCCTGCTGTTAGTGTGGTTACATTTGCTGTACCATCAAAACTAACACCATTAATAGTTCTAGCTGTTTCAAGTGCTGTTGCCGTAGCTGCGTTACCTGTAGTATCCTGATTAAGTGTTCCTACAGAAATAGTTGTTCCTGATATAGACAACCCTGTGCCTAAATCTAAAAATGCAGTTGCTCCTGCTGAATCATCCCAAAATATTATCTGATCGTCATTAGGATCTGATAAGCTTTCTAAGCCTAAGTGTGATAGTGAGACTGTTGCATCGCCGCTAGTTGCGCCTCCTGATAATCCTGTGCCTGCTACGACTGCTGTAATATCCCCTGATTGTATCTCAGAATATTTTGCTAGTCTTATACCGCCTGCCGTTGAACCATCATGTACTCTAATTGTGTCTAGCGTAGTGTCAACGGATATCTCACCTACCGCACCGGTAAACGAGTTGTTCTGTGTTGTTGTTCCTCGTCTAAATTGTACCTGTGTTGGCATTGTTTTCTCCTAATTAATATGTTCCGCCGTCTATGCTAGAACCGTCTGTTAAAGAACTAGCTGTTATAGTACCGGTTATTCTTGAACTTGCTATATTGCCGTCTATATTTGTGGCATCCGCCTTCATGACTTCATGCCCGCCTGCTGTACTCCCATCGTGGACCCTAATAGAATTATTAGTTGTATTTATCGAGAGCTCACCAATGGAACCTGTGAACGCATCGTTCTGTGTTCCTGTGCCTCTCCTAAACTGTACTGTAACTGATGACATCTATTACTCCTTATTAAACTGATGAATCCGACCCGAGATCAACTTCACTTACTCTATACTTAATACTTGTATTGCAATCAAATACTTTGTCTATAGTTTGGCCAAATGCGTCTGTTGCCAGAGCTGATGCCACACTTCCATAATCGCCAGTAGGAAAAACTAAAGATTGGTCTACTTCTGAAAAGTTAGAAACTTTAACAATAGAACCTCCAGAATCTCTTACATACAGAATTTGATCTGCTGTATTAATCGCTACCTCACCTGCAACCAAATCACTGGTAGTAGGTGCATCACTTGCTGTTTCTGATTTCTTTAATTTTATTACTGTCGCCATTTAATTATTCCTTTGCTAATTTAGGATTAGGGATAAGAGGTCTTGGTCCATCCACCTTAGGATTGTATCCTTTTGGCTTAGGTCCTTTAACAAATTGAGGCTCTTCCTGATCTGGAACTAATAGTTCCTCCTCTGGTTTAGATTGTTCCACCGGTGGTGTAGAGTATTCACTCTCTGGTGCCGGTTTTGTTGGAACTTCCTTCTTCTCTTCTGTTGCCAACCTCTCTTGTTCCCTTTTCTCTAAAAGACTAAGTCTAGTTTTAAGTAGTATGTTCTCTTGGGTCAAGTTATTTACTTGATTTGCCAAGTTGTTAATATATTCATTAATTAATTGTTCGTCCATCTCAAAATCCTATCTATTATTAATAAGTACCGCCGTCTATTCCACCGAACTCTGGTGTACCGCCAGAACCAGCCTGAAGAATTTGTCCTTCAGTACCTGCTGCTGTTACTTGTAAAGCGCCTGTTCCATTACCGTAAAGAATACCTTTACTTGTAAATGTGCCTGCACCTGTACCACCATCTGCTACTACTAAATCTGTGATACCTGTAATAGTACCGCCTGTGATTGTAGCGTTTGAGGACTCAATGTTAGCTACTAATGTACCTACAGTATAGCCTGTTCCACTTGTGTTAACAGTTGTGGTTGGTGCTGCTTGTAAGTCTTTAAATAGTTTCCATTTACCAGAGTCATTAGCGTCTCTGAAGAAACCAGCATATAAGTCAGTTGAGCCTGATGTGTCATACAAACCATATAGACCAATGTCCACTGCGTCAGATGAATTGTTACCTGTCGCTAGTGAGATCAATGGATCTGCTACGGATAAAGTTGTAGAATCTACAGTTGTTGTTGTTCCACTTACTGTAAGATTACCTGAAATTGTTACATTGTTAGGCAAACCTATTGTAATTTCGTTATTGGAAACTGTTGTTTCTATTTCGTTCGCTGTACCACTAAATGTTAATGTTTCGCCACCAGCCACAGTATCGTCTGAACCTGAGTCTGCTGCAATATTAAATGAAGTAGCAATCGAACCTGTTGAAGCTGCTGTAATACGACCTTGTGCGTCAATAGTTAATATTGGAACAGCTGTAGTAGAACCATAAGATCCTGCTGTAACTGCTGTATCATCTAGTGTCGCTGTAATTGTTGTGCCGGATGCTGCAGTTGTGATACCTGTACCACCTGCGATAGTTAAAGATTCTGAATCTAAATCTACATCAATTGTTCCGGAGTCACCAGCTGCGTCTAAATCACTAGCTGTTACTTGTGCGTCTACATAGGCTTTTACAGATTGTTGAGTTGGAATAAGCGTTGCACTGTTAGAAGCCATATTGTCTTCGTCAACAAATGCTGTTGCTGTAATAGTACCATCAGATATAGATCCAAACTGTACTGTACCAGAAGCTGTAATACTTGTTGCTCCTGTAATAGCACCTGAATTTATGCTCGCTGTGCCATCTGTAAGTGTTGAACCTGTAATAGTTGCACCATTAAAGTGTCCACTTCCATCTCTCTTAACAATCGTGCTAGCTGTTGCTGCGTTTGTAGCATTGTCAATAAGATCGGTGTAGTACTTACCACCTAATTCTTGAATGACTTCGTTACCACCTGAGTCAATAGATGAAATGTATAACTTAGCAGATGCCCCTGAGTTGGATCTATCCTCAGCATACGCCAATTCGCCTTCAACTAAATCAGAAGTAGCTGGGGCTGCTGAGCCTGTACTTCTTTTAATTTGAATTGTTGTTGCCATTTATTTTCTCCTAGTTAAATGTCTTTTAAATTATAATATAAAGCTTTATATTCTAAAATGTTCCACCGTCAATTGCAGTAATAGATGCCGCTACGGATGATGCCGGAGCTGCTTCCCATTTACCACTAGAACCATCATAAACTAGAGTATAACCATTTTGTTTTGCACTTGTATCGATACCGTCCAAATTGTCAATGGTTTGTGTAGTAGCCACCTGAGATTGTGTTGTTGTAGATGTTACAACCCTTGTGCTACCTATCGATGTAGAAACACTTATTGGATTGTTAGTTGCATTTACATTAACTGCCATCTATATCTCCTTAAGTTCTTGTAACATTTGGTGTTACTGTTACTAAACCTTCTAATACTCTCAATGTTTCCGATGAAGAGGCTATCTCTATATCGTAAACATATCTTCCTGCTTTGAGTGCAGCCGTTTGTGCTGCAGTCAACGATATTGTTATCTTACCTGTGGCATTTACTTTCGCTGTAGTAAAATCAGTAGCAGTTGTAGACTCATAACTCTTTCTCAGTTGAGAAGTTACTGTATATGCAGTCAAATCTTTAGCTGTGGTGTCATCATTGGTTAAATTTAACTCCAAACTAAATGTTGTGCCCTGATCTATTACTATATTCGAAATGGTTGCCATTAGTTTTTCTCTAAATAATCGTGTATAGTCTTATTTATAAATAAAAGTGATTACAATGAAAACTATTTTGACATTAAAATATGGTGACAAATATACCGCAGATGATGTGAATTCTATATACGAACACACAGAAGGCAAGTATAATTATGTCTGTGTAACCGATGATCCTAAAGATTTACACCCAGATATAGGCATATTGTACCTAGAACATGAGCCTGCTGGCAATATGGAGAAGTTAAAACTGTTCCAATTAAAGGATTTGGGTACAATATTATACTTAGACTTAGATGTAAGACTACAAAAACCTATAGATCATCTGTTTGATTATTGTGTAGACAATCCTGTTATAGCATATACATGGTGGAAAGACAAAGGCGATAAAGAAATGCCTATAGATGAATTTCCCTACCATGCAAAACACCCACTATCTAATTATAATTCTAGCGTAATGATGTGGAAAGACGCCACGCATATTTGGCATCACTATGCTAGAAACGAACATAAATATCACACAAAATATCCTAATGGAGATGATACATTTTTATACCATGAAGGATTTACATTTGAACATTTACCAAATGAAGAAGTTTATTCGTACTTGTTCGCAGGTAGAAAATATAGGCCTGAATATACTATATGTTTATTGAATGGCCAAGATAGATATCCGGAGATAGCAAAAGAATATGATGAATTTTGTATGCATCAAGTGGGGCACTAAATACGAACCACATTATGTAAACAACCTGTATCGTATGGTACAGGATAATTATAAAAACGATTTTACTTTCACATGTTTTACAGACGATCCTAAAGGATTGAAATGTGATACTAGAGAGATACCTGATATAGAACCTTTACATCCTAAGTTTTGGTTTGGTAAGGAAAACTATTGTTGGGATAGATCTAAATTTTTAGTGTTCAACTCTCATAACTTTTTAGGCTATGAGGGTAAATGGTGTTACATGGATTTAGATGTAATAATACAAAATGATATAACAGATCTACATGAGTTAGCACTTAAACCTAGAATCGTTCATGTTAAGTGGGACAATTGGAAGAAAAGAATAAACGAAAGGCTGTTCATAGATATTAGAGGTACATTATATAACTCTAGTGTAATGTGTTGGAATAAAGATCAATGTGAACATATATTCTGGGATGCAATGGACGAAGATCAACAAATATTTAGAACATTTTTTAAGGGTACAGATAACTATCACTTCTGGCGACAAAGAGACTTTTGGAACAACATTCCTTTTGAATGGGTGTATAGTTACAATAGAGGTATGACGCATCCAACAGATTTGGAGGCACATAAATATAGAGAAGAACCTAAGTTTTGTTTGTTCAATGTGGATTCAAATCCTAGCCCAGGGAGGCCGGAACAAATAAAAATAGATGAATTAGATAATGAGGAACTTTTGAGATTATGGCATGGTAACAATAATAGCAAATCAGCTAGACAATAATTATAGCCAGGTACAGATAAATGCCTTATATACTCAGTGCAAAAAACTGATAGAAGATCCCTTTGACTTCGTTGTCTTTGTACAAGATGATGAAATGGATTTGCTTATGTCAACCAAAAAGATGGAAGGCTATATTGAAGGAATAACTTTTCATGTTCCTAAGTATGGATTAGATTGGCTGGAAATAGATATCATGAGGCATACAAAGCCTAACAGTAGCTCTTTGTTTATAACTCCAAATACTATTATAAACTCTATTAGGGACATAGAGACTTATAAGACCAACAAGCGTGTTCGACTGCAGGACGGTAATCTAGCATATTTTATTTTCCGAAATGATAATGTAGAAAAAATTCTAAAAGAGTGGGAAGAAAATGAAGACGAATTACTATATGAATATGATGCTTTCGATAATAAATTTTTTATAGAAGAAGGTACACTACCTTTCTTACAAGACAATACAGCGTCATATCCTGACTTAGGCCAAAAAATAGAAAGTATTGTTGCATTAGCTTTTTGGTATGAAGACTTTAATGAGCAACAAATAGAATCAATGTATAACAAGGAAACAGATTTATATCCTTGGTTGCCTGAAAGAGTAGAAATAGATCCTGTAGATAATGATAACAAATTATCATGTCAACTTATAGAGAAAGCATTCAATAAAGACTTTGTAATAAAGTCTAAATTAAAAAGAGTAAAAATAAAAAGTTTACATTCAGAGCCTACTGAAAACGAGGAGTTGTTTGATATTTGTTCAGAGTTTATTACAACATGGGGAGTAGGTGTAGACTTAGCAACAAACGGTTCTAACAATGATACTATATGGTGGACTAACATAGGAACATTATTTAAGGAAATAGGAAATATAACTTTACTAATTAATACAGGCAATCCTTCTGAAACTGTTTTGAACAATGCCAAAGCAGCTATAGACACAGGGTGTAGAGTATTTTGGAATTATATACATACAAATCAGTTAGACACAGACATACAAAAGGCCAAAGAATTATCTGAAAAATATAATTTTACAGGATTTATATACGACGGCAATGTACCTGAGGAAAAGAAACCTTTAAAGAAAAATATAAAACCTGATATGCCAGACTATAAACTTATAGAACTAGAGACTCTACAGACACGAAAAAAAGATGACATATATAAAGAGAGAACAATAAAATTTTCTCCACATGTAAAATGCGAAGGTAAAATTAATAACTCATTTTATCTAAACGCTACAGGTAATGTGTTTCCCTGTAAGCATGTGGCTCTTAATCTAATTACTGCATATAATTCTCCTGAACACAAGACAGAATTATTGTATAGTTGGGATAAGAATAATATAAATGAACACACCCTAGAAGAAATCTTTACAAATGATTTCTATAAAGGATACTTTAATAATTTGTTAAAGTTAAATCCTAAAGTAATACACGATGAACAAGGTGGAATATGTTAGAAGTAACAACAGAAAAATCAGTAATATTAAAAGGCACATTCGAAGACTATGATAACTATGCACCAATAGTTGAAGAGTCTCAGTTTGCTGTTCTGGTTATCAAATCAGATATTACAAATTTTGAATATAAAACGATGCAAGTCACGGAAGAGCTTGCTAAACACAAACAACAATACGGTAAGGACTATGTCATATGCAGGTTAAGTTAATTAGCTACAGTCAAACAGATGGAATGGAATTAATTTCTAGTACAAGCCCAACAGAGCTTGTGGCTTATTGTGCTAGAGTTAGTAATCCAGGTAATCAAAACAACAAGGAAACAAGCGAGAAACTTATTAAGTATCTAATGAAACACAAACACTGGTCGCCATTAGAAATGGTTAGTGTATGTTTAGAAATAGAAACTACAAGAGACATCGCAAGACAAATTCTAAGGCATAGGAGTTTTAGCTTTCAAGAGTTTAGTCAACGATATGCAGATCCTACAAAAGACTTAGAGTTTGAAGTAAGAGAAGCAAGAATGCAAGATCCTAAAAATAGACAGAATAGTATTGCTAATACAGATGTTGAATTAGATCGTAAGTGGCAAGAACTACAAAAGGATATTATTAGGCAAACTAGATATGCTTATACATGGGCATTAGAACATGGTATAGCAAAAGAACAAGCAAGGGCTGTATTGCCTGAAGGTAACACTAAGAGTAGAATGTATGTCAACGGAACATTAAGAAGTTGGGTACATTATATAGAACTAAGAGGAGCAAATGGAACTCAACAAGAACACATGGATATTGCACATGAAGTTGCTAGTGTAATAGCCAAAGTCTTTCCATTGGCAAAGGAGTAAATATGAGAGTTAATATAGTATGTTCTAAATGGGGTACAAGATATGGTCCTCATTTTGTAAATAAGCTAAAGAATATGGCAAAGAGAAATTGTAATCCTAAACACGATTTCCATTTCTATTGTTATACAGATGACGCTGAAGGATTAGATGAAGATGTAAAAGTTATTCCTTTTCCTGACATACCTAATATTCACCCTAAGTATTGGTTCCAAAAAGATGAATTTAAATATGGTATGGCAAGGTGTTGGGATAGGCCTAAGACAATGGTATTCAATACTCATAACTTTGCTGAAGATAAACCTACAGGTAGATTTGTATTCTTTGATTTAGATGTAATTATACAAAATGATATAGAGCCTTTACTTACCTATAATATGGAAAGACCAACTAAATTAAGAAGTTGGTGGCAAGACCCGCGCCCAATGAAAGGGCGGAGGTTTAAATTATCTCATGGAGCATATACTAATGGCAGTTGTCAAGTTTGGTCCGACGATCAAGCAGAATGTATATGGCATGATGTATTAGAACATCAAGAGAAAATATGGTTTACATATACAGACGGAACAGATAACTATCACTCCTGGCGATGGGGAGATTGGGGTAAAAAATTATGGGATCATTTCCCAGCAGATTATGCTTACTCATATAACCGAGGGCGTAGTTGGGACGATGATGATTTAACCACAGAAATATATAGAGAAACACCTATCCTTTGTGTATTTAATATTGACTTACTACCTAAGCAAATGCTAAAAGGTAGAGGTAGTGTTAAACAAAATGAATTGGTAGATCCGGAGTTATTAAAGCACTGGCAATGAATGAAGTAAGATTATATAATGATAGAGAATGGTTATGGCCTACAGCTGACTACCATTGTTGGAAACATCTAACAATACAACACCCTTCTGTACCTGAAGATATTTTAAATACAATATATCAAACAGGAGGAAGAAATCCTAGTAATCTAGCTCGTGCTGAGGTTAAAACAGTTGTTCAAGCAGGAGGTAACTGTGGTCTTTATACTGCAGCTTATGCTAAACATGTAGATCAAGTAATTACATTTGAACCTGAACCTAATAATTTTCATTGTCTAAAAGAAAATATTAAAGAAGATAATGTTATTATGTATGAAGTGGCATTAGGAGATCGTACTTGTAATGTAGGTCTAAGAACAGACCCTATAAATTCAGGAGCAGCTTCTATTATAAATGATGGTACGATACCTCAGGTTAAATTAGATGATTATAATCTTGAGCCTGACTTAATACATTTAGATATAGAAGGACACGAACAATATGCCTTAATAGGCATGTTAGAAACAATAGAAAAATGTCATCCTGCAGTTGCCTTAGAACATGGCAACGGAGAAGAAATGTTATTTAATTTAGGCTATAAGAAACATAAAAAGATAGGATTAGATTGGTTATACCTATGAACATTTATACAGTAAAATGGGGCAGTAAATATTCTGCTAAACATGTGAATAAGATATATGAGTCTTGTAATGAGTATATATCTCAGGACTTTACATTTTACTGTCTAACTGATAAACCAAAAGGACTAGATAATAATATAAAAGTTATACCATTTCCTGCAGGAAACAAATTAGAGAAGTGGTGGAACAAAATGTATCTATTCGACGACAATGTCGTAAGGCAAAAAGGTGAAAATCTTTTCTTCGATTTAGATATTATTATACAAAAGAATATAGATGATATAGCAAATTTTGATCCTGAGGATTGTCTATGTTTTGGCCAAACACATTGGCATGATTTAGAAACACAAAAGAAAGAAACAGAACATGTTCCTCACAGATATACAGATTTAAATTCTAGTATATTAAGATGGAACGATAACTTAGATAAAGAAAATATTACTCTTTATTTTAAAACTCACAAAGAAAAAATCTTATGGTACTACCGTGGAATAGATAATTTCTTTATGCACAAAGGTGTAGCAAGAATTAAATATTTTCCGTTAGGGTGGTTTTATAGTTATAACCAAGGCTATATATATCCACATGATATAGAAAAACATGTATTCAGACAAATACCATATGTCTGTTTATTTGATTCAATGGGAAGAAAAGAAGATGTTAAATTTTAATTTTTTAAATAATTTACA